ATGTCGTTAAAATTATCAAAACAACAAAAAGAAAAAATCATGCGTCTCGTTGAAAAAGATGAAGAATTGCCTGATGGTTATAAGGATTTACTTTTCCCAAATCAAAAAAAAGAGTATGAGCTTGTTTATGCTGGCAAAGAAAGAAAAGAAGATATTATTTCTGAAACAATGGCAGTTCCTTTTCAAAAAATAAAAACATTTGGTAAGAATGGTAACGGTTGGACAAATAAATTAATTTTTGGAGACAATTTGCAGATTCTTAAAGAAATTTACAATGATCAAAGAGATAAAGATCTTTTTAATACTAAAAATAAAATAAAGTTAATATATATTGATCCGCCATTCGCCACTAAGCAGGACTTTATGAAGGATGGCGAAAAGGTGTATCAAGATAAAGTTATTGGAGCGGAATTTCTAGAATTTTTGCGAGAGCGATTAATTTTGGCTCGAGAAATTTTAGCTGATGATGGAGTTATTTATATCCACCTTGATCAAAAAAAAAGTCACTATGTTAAAGTTTTGGTGGATGAAATTTTTGGGGAAAATAATTTTAATAATGAAATAATATGGAGTTATAGTTGGGGGCTAAGAACAGAAAAAACGTGGAATAAAAAGCACGACACAATTTTAATGTATGCAAAAAATAATAATGGTTTCATTTTTAATGCAAATGAGGTTTTAGAAGAAAGAAGAATGTCAGAGGCTACTATAAATAGGCTGAAATACAAAGGTGCCCTTATTACAGACGGGAATAAAGGACGAGGCACGGAAAAAAAAGCATTACCTTCTGATGTTTGGTATGTCGCAACCATAAATGGAATGTCTGTAGAACGTACAGATTATCCAACACAAAAGCCCGAAGAGTTAATTGAGAAAATTGTAAAAGCATCTTCAAATGATGGTGATATTGTTATGGACTTTTTTGCTGGCTCAGGGACAACCTTGGCGGTAGCAGAAAAATTAAATCGAAAATGGATCGGTTGTGATTGTGGCAAGCTATCAATTTATACAATTCAAAAAAGAATTTTAAATATCGAGAGTTCAAAGAAAATAGGTAATAAAGATGAAAAATATGATAAAGAGCCTGAGGCATTTACTTTGTATAATGCCGGTCTTTATGATTATACTGAAATAAAAAAATTACCGTGGGACGAATATAGAAATTTTGCTTTGAACTTGTTTGAAGTCAGAGATGAAAAACACAAACTATCAGGGATTGAGTTAGACGGTTATCGAGGATCTAATCATTCTATTATTTTTAATCATGAAAAATATAAAAAATCAGTTTTAGATTACGGGTATATTGATGATTTGCATAAAAATCTAGGATCAAAAATTTCAGATAAATTATTTATAATCGCCCCAGCCGGGAGTGTAGATTTTTTAGAGGATTATGTAGAAAGAGGAAATGTTAGATATTATATTTTGCGTATTCCATATTCCATAATTAATGAATTGCACAATAGAGATTTTGAAAATATCAAACAACCAATTGATGAAAAAGATGTAAACAATACTGTAGAAGCAGTAGGCTTTGACTTTATTCAAACCCCAGAAGTCGATTGCGAATATAAAAAAAATAAAAAAGAGTTAGTTATAAAAATAAAGAAATTCAAAAGTAGGATTAGATCAAAAAAACCAATTAAATACGCTGATAAAGAAACCTTGTCAATGATAATGATTGATTATAATTATGATGGAGAGGTGTTTGATTTGGATAAAACATATTTTGCCGAGAATTTAAAAAAAGATAAATATCAAATTAGATTTAAAGAAGATCTATTAGAGAAAAAAATGATGATTATTTATATGGATATTTTTGGCAATGAAAAGCGAGAAATAAAGGAAATGAGAGATTTTAAATAAATTTTATGAAAAGCAAAGAAATATTTAAAAATCAAGACTTAGTTTTAAAAGTGGACCCAAATATTGATCCATTGGTTTTGAGTTTAAATAAGTACGAACCTTTTTTAGATGCCCTTTGTTCAAGTCGAGAATATCAGAAAGAATCAATAAGGGAAACTGTTAGATTTTTGTTAGGTGGGAAATATAAAAATATAAAAGATTTAGCAGAAGATAATTATTATAAAAATGAAAGTCTTCAAGAAAAGTATTCAGGTGAAAAAGGTTTATATAATGCTTTGCCTTTTGTGAATAAATTAAATTGTTCCATTGATTTGGCCACAGGAACAGGAAAGAGTTATGTGATGTATGGTATTGCTCAAATTTTACTTTGCGAAGGCGCTGTCGATAGAGTTTTGGTACTTTGTCCCTCGCTTACAATAGAAGATGGCTTAACTGAGAAATTCAAAGATTTGTCTTCAAGTAAAGCGTTGAAAGAGGTTTTGCCAAAAGGGTCAAAAAGTAAAAATCCAGGTGTAGTTAACGGTTCTCAGACAGTAAATAAGGGAGATATTTGTATCGAAAATATACACGCTGTTTATCAAAATAATAAATCCTCAATTAGAGATAGTTTTGAAAATAAAGGCGATAAAACTCTAGTTTTAAGCGATGAAGCTCATCATATTTATTCTCCTGTCAACAAGGATCTAAAAAAATGGGAGAATTTTTTAGCTGACCCACAATTTAATTTTAAGTATTTGGTTGGACTTTCTGGTACTTGTTATATAAAAGATGAATACTTTTCTAATGTTATATACAGATATTCTTTGAAAAAAGCTATAGAAGAAAAACAAGTAAAAGATATTCAGTATGTTTTTGAAGATCAAACAAAAAATTTAAATGAAGACACAAAATTTCAAGAAGTTTATCAAATTCATCAAGATAATAAAAGAAAGTATCATAAAATAAAACCTTTAACAATTTTTATAACAAAGGATATTAAAGAGTGTAAAAATCTAATTGTTAAATTTCAAAATTTTTTGAAAAAGGAGGATAAATTAAGCATAGAGCAGGCAGAGGCTAAAACACTAATAGTAACATCTAGTCCTGAACATGAAGCTAATAGGGAGACTTTAAAAAGAGTTGACTCTAAAAAAGAGAAAGTTGAATATATTTTTTCCGTTTCAATGTTGACTGAAGGATGGGATGTTAAAAATGTTTTACAAATAGTGCCTCATGAAAAAAGAGCTTTTGATTCCAAGTTACTTATTTCTCAGGTGTTAGGTCGCGGACTTAGAATACCGCTAGAATATGCAGCAGAACAACCAGCTGTTAGAATTTTTAATCATGACAAATGGTATCCACAAATAAAAGGATTAGTTGATGAAGTGTTAGAAAGGGAAAAAAGAATTTATAGCTATATTGTTAAAAAAGAAAAAGATTATAATTTTGATATACATAATATTGAATATGATAAAAATCAAACAGAAAAAGAATACAAAAAGCTGGGAGGATATGAATTTAAGAAAAATTTTTTTACTTATTCACCTCAATCTAAAACAAATGATAGTGAGATTATTTTTGAAAGTGTAAGTAATCACGCGAATCATGAAGTTGTTAAAGTGCAGACAAAATCGAAAACATATACAGTAGACTATGTTGTGAATGAAATAAAGAATAAAATTAGTTTATGGAGTGAAGATGATGATGTAGATTATTTAGATCTGTATCCCGAAGAAAAAATAGAAAAAATCGTCCGAAATTCTTTGGAAAAAATAAAAGAAAAAAGAGATTTAGTTAGTGAAGAAAATTTGCAGAAAACTTTGCAAGGTTTTGGTGTTATAAGAAGAACTTCTTCAAAATTTAAAGTAATTAGATTTGAAGCAAAGGCAGACAATGTATCTAAGAAAAAAACTAGTAGTCTTGAGAAAAGTAGCATATCTTTATCTTCTCTAAGTAAAGAGGGGGCTATTTTTTATGATGACAATACCTTAAAATTAAGTGATGAAAACGAAATTAAAGCAATTCGTGATATTGAAAAAGAATTTGAGGACGGTAGCAGTAAATTAAACACTGCTTGTAAAAATAAAATAGTTAATAGTTTTAATTTTAAGACTCCCTTAAATCTAGTTTTAGTTAGCCATAGACCTGAAAGGGAATTTGTTAGACATTTAATTAGGGAAGAAAATATAAATTGTATTGATTCTTGGATTAAATCAAGAGACACAGGTTTTTATATGATTGAATATTCTTGGCGTAAAGGCGAACATCCAAAGAATGGACAATTTAATCCAGATTTTTTTATTAAAGTGGGTAAAAATATTATTATTATTGAAACAAAAGCAGATTCTGATGTAGCTGAAGATAATAAAGGAAAGGTTGAGTATGCAAAAAAACATGTAGAAATGTTAAATAAAATTCAAAATGAACAAAAATATTATTTTTGGATGATTTCCCCTAAAGATTATGTTAATTTTTTTAATAAATTAAGAAATGGAAAGCTTTTAGATTTTGTCTCTACTTTAGAGATTGATCTTGAAGGCATTTGATTAATTTAGTAGTAATTCTTTATTTTTTAAAATTAGATCACTTTTTAAATTTCCAAGAACCTCTCTTTTTTCCTCAATCTTTCCATGCTCTAGAACATATCTGACATAAGCCTTAATGTCTGCGCCCTTTTCTTTTATCTTTGGTCTGCTTTTTGTGCCACCGCCTGATATAGTTGAAGCCATCATATTAAATCTTTTTATTTCTTCTTTTATTCTTTTGTATATTGCATTATCCTTGAATTCCAATTTGTCCGACATCTCGACTATTTGATTTAGTAATTCTTCTTCTTTAATATATGGTTCTCGGCAATTCGTGTCTACATGTCTAGTGCAGTAATAATATACATATCTTTTTTGACTACCATCCGGGAGTCTTTTTATTTTTTCTTCAGCTGTTATTGCTCCTCCGCAATTTCCGCATTTGATTAGCTTGGTGAATTGAAATTCATTAAGACCATACTTTTGTCTAGGAGAGGATTGCAGATTGTCTCTTGTTCTCTCGAATAATTCTTTTGTAATAAGAGGCTCGTGACTACCTTTATACCAATTTCCTGAATTCATGGGATATTCAAACTCTCCATAATAAAAAGTCATTCCGAGTAACCTGTATAATCCGCTAAGTGTAAGTTTCTTGCCAGTTCTGGTGGTAAACTTAACATCATCTCTTAACCATTTATAGACCTCAAGTCCAGTAATCATTTGATTGCCGATTTTTTCAAACACTTGTTTTATAATCGGCGCTCTTTCGGGATCTATTAGTATTCTGCTTTTACCTCTGACTGCCAGTTTTTCATTTAAATATCCAAGAGGGCAGTGACCTGGTCTGATCCCCATATCGCACTTAGCTCGCATGCCCCTTTTTACGTTTATTCCTTTGTTATCGTTTTCGAGCTTGGCTTGCGAGCAGAGGATCATAAGAAGGAATTTTTCATTAGGGGAGTTTTTGAAAACCTGTCCGTTAGTTCGTATTTCTTTTAAGTGTCCTTGATCCATCAAATCAACTACCGTTCCAAGGTCGCCTGCATTACGGCTAACCCTGTCAGGCGCCCATGTAAGAATAGCATTGAATTTTCCCGCTCTAACATCTTGAAGCAGTTCATTAAAAACTGGCCGTCCGCCCGAATTTTTAGCTGAATGGGATTCCTTCTTTACATCTACAATTGTCAGGTTTTCCTTTTGAGCTAGTTGAAGCATTTCTTTGATTTGGGAATCAATGGAAAGAGCTTGTCTTTCATCTTCTTCGGTCGATTTTCGAGCATATAGACAATAGCGGAAAGGTGCTTCCACTACCTCGGTATTTGACCTAATTTGCCCATAAAGGGCAGTATCTGTTGTTTGTTGCATAATCATTAATTTACTTATTACTAGTACATTAATGACGCAACCCACAAGGGTAGTCCAGGCCCTTGAAGTAGGTAAACTGTTGGTAACTAAACTTTACTTTTAGGCCTTTTTAAGCTATATTTAAAGTGCAAAACTACATTTATATTCGTAAGGATTTTAGCCATTTTTTGGTTTATTTTTCCTATTCGTGCACAGGAACGGACATTCCGACCAGCATGAGTAGGAATCCTTACGGATACCCAAAATGTAGTTTTGCAACTAGGTCGGGTGTCCGTTTTTGTTTTTCGGACATCAGGCGATTTATAAATTAAATCTCAAAAAACTATGTCCGAACAAATCAAAAAGAACTGGTTTAAAAAGCATCCAATTTGGTCAGTTCTGATAGGATTATTTATCCTATTTATGTTAATCGGTATTTTTGCCGAATCACCTGATGAAAAACAGGCAAACCAAAATCAAGCCACTCCTCAAAATGAGGCAGTAGTAAAGAATGAGAACATTGGAAAAATCGTTAAGCTTAATTCCTGTCTGCTTGAACCAGAAAACGCCGATTACTGGCAAGACAAAGAAGTTAATTTTTGGAGCACTACAAAACGTGACTCAGTCGCCTTCAAACTTCCAGCTTGCGATAATGTTGAGCTAGAGATTGTAGATTATGCTAATGAGGATGGTAACGAGTTATTCAAAGTTAAGAATGGCAATCAGGAAGGCTGGGTTTCTAAAATGCAGTTGATGAAATAAATTAATCATCTTCATAATCATCGTCATCATCTATTTCTTCCTGACTAGAACGTATTAACTTTCTTGGCTGATCATCGTTTTCTTGCCTAAACAAATGATGAGAACCAGTTTTACAATCTTTGAATTTATCAGGATTATACTGTTCAATAATAAGATTGATTGGCTCAATATCTTCAGCTTCAAATTTTGGTTTTCTTTCCCGATAATTCTTGTGATTATGCTTTAACCAATAAATGATGGCTGTCATATTGCCACTTTGAATTGCGGCCAATAGTTTTGATTCAGCCATATCGTTGACAATCATTCTGCCTTTATTGAGGGCTTCGGTGATTTTTTGTTCGAATTCCTTATCTTCATCTCGCCATCTGTATAGCGTACTTCTGGCAATATTCAATTTCTCGCAAGAAATTTGAATAATAGGAATCCTGCGAAGTTGTTCAATTAATAATTCTTTTTGTTTTTCCTGCCGGGCAATTACTCGGCAGGGGTCATCTTTTTTTACTATTTTTTTACTCATAGGTTTTAACTTATTTTTTTAGATTTCACTCCGCTTAATTTTTCAAAGCGATCCATTATTGTTTGGCAATATTCCGTATCAAGTTCAGCCATTAGACATCGTCTCTTGGTTTGTTCTGATGCTATCATCAGAGATCCAGAGCCTCCAAAGGGATCATAAACGAAGTCACCAACATTGGTGCAGTTGAGGATTATCTTGCGGAGTAGGGAAATTGGTTTCATGGTTGGATGAAGGGTGCTTTTGTTCGGCTTTGGTGCAAACAATACACTTTTATCCTTTCCTTTTCTAAATTCATGGGTTCCTTTCCAACCGTAGGCAATAAGTTCATGCTGAGGCAGATAATCTTTGCGACCGACTACGGCATGGCTTTTTATCCAAATCAGAAGTTGAGAAAAATACAAACCCACATCTTCCATTCCTTGCTTCAATGCAAATATCATTTTGTCGCAGTTAAAGATATATATAGAATTCTTTTTCTCTAAATAGGGAAGTGCACAATCCAACCAATCTTTGGTGAATTTTCTGTAATCATCTTCACTTTGAAATTGATCACCGATAATATCTTTGGGTTTAGCAATTTTTTGCTTGAAACCCTTTTTGCTTTCTACGTATTGGATCGAATAAGGGGGGTCGCTTATTATTGCTTTTATCTTATTGTTCCCAATTAGTTTACTGATGAGATTTTTATCTTTGGCATTACCACATAACAGGAGGTGATTACCAAGCTCAAATAAGTCACCAGACTTAATTAAGTTTTTTGGCTTTGATATTTGCATATTTTTCAAATCGATTAATTGTTAATTGGCAGAAGATAGGATTTATCTCTACCGTAAAGCACCTGCGTTTTAGTTGCTCGCAGGCGATTAGCGTTGATCCTGATCCAGCGAATAGATCTAAGACGACGTCATTGATCTTAGTGCATCGTCTTAGGGCTTTTTCATGGAGAGTTGGACTCTTTTCAGTTGGATGTTCATATTGAGTGGCAGGGAGGCGTTTAACTAGCCAGATATCAATCATATCCAAGATGTCGTCAATAGTTCTATTGCCATTCTCAATTTCTTTGTTCATAATTTCACTGGTGTTCTTGATAGTTGATAGATATGGTTTATTAACAATCCCATACACCACTGGCTCGTACATGCGATTGAAGGCAATTTGAGGAGTGGGGTTCTGATTGTTTTTGATCCACATAGCCACTCTTTTGTTCATAATTCCTAATTCTTCATAAATACCTTGGATCATACCGATTGATAGGGGATCGCAATAATAGAAACAGTGCAGGTCTTTTTTGCTGACCGATAGTCCGTTAGCAATAGTTTTCTTTATAAATTCTCGATATTTGGTTTTACCCTTGTTGTCATCTACAATTCCTCCGTAGTTTTTTGTTTTACCAATGCCTCTGGAATAATCCAAGCCAATATCGAAAGGGGGATCTGAAAGAATCATGTCTGCCTGCTCCTTGCCCATAAGCTTTTTTATTACTTCAGGGTCAGTGGAGTCTCCACAGACAATAAAGCTGTTTCCCAATTGAAACATATCCCCGGGTTTGATATTGATTTTTTTGATTTTTTTGATTTCTTTTTCAGTATTAAAATCATCATCTTCTGTTTCCAAATGTTCATCCCAGATATCTGAGAGATCAGAGTCGTCAAAACCTGTATCAAGAAGCATTTCAATATCGAATTGCTTCAAGAGTTCAAAGTCCCACTCACCTTGAGCTTTATTCATTAAAAGATTAAGCTCTTTTTCTTTATCCAAAGAAAGGTTAACGAATACGACAGGCACTTCTTTGTAGCCTAATTTTTGAGCCACTTTCATCCTTTGGTGACCAGAGATGATAATGTTCTCACGACTTTTGAATTTGTTTACCACGATAGGATCAAGAAGTTTGTATTTCTTGATACTCTTGGTTAGAGTTTCCTCTTGTTTAGCGGTTAGCCGTCTTGGATTGTATTCGGCTGGTTTGAGAGTAGATGGGTCAACCATCTGCACTTTTAATTTTTCTTTTTGCATGTTTTTATATCGGGGTATTTTGGTAAATAAAAAAGTCCGAGAAAAACCCAAAATACCCCTTTTAATAAAGGTATCTCGAACTTTTCTCGGACTTTTGCCGGGTAATAATAACCCTTTTTTATTCAGCAATTACCGAATGAACAAACCGCATAAGCAATTTTGCCACGTGGCGGTCAATAAACATTTAAACGGTTCGGATTTACGCCAAACCATATGTCTTACCATCACCAGCTTCTAGTCTGGTAATTCCGCCTTTGAAGTGTAAGGAACAAGTATTTTTTTGAAGCTTTATAAATCATAGCACAATTTAATATTTTTGCCAATATTAGTGTATAAAATAGTGTATAAAATAGTTTATTTATATTTTCTTTATAAAAACTTGATAATTATTTTATATTTAATATTAGGTAATATTTTTGACTTTTTTTTCTTGATTTAACGAGCTTTGAGGTGTAAGATTAAAATAATATAAAAATATAAAATTAAAATGAGTGACCCAAAGAATCAACACATTATTCCACAGTGTTATTTAAAACAATTTGTGGATCCTAACACTCCCAAAGGACATGAGTCTTATGTTTGGATTTTTGAGCGTGATAAGAAAATTGGCAAAAAGAGAGCACCGAAGAATATTTTAGCGGAAACTGATTTTTATACACTTAAAACAAAATTAGGAGGGAAGGATTATATAATCGAGAAAAAACTTTCACAACTTGAAAGTGAGTATGCAGTAGTGTTTGATAAGAAAATTAAAAATAAAACACCACTTAATAATTATGAACATATAATACTTTGTGCTTTTGTCGCTGCCATGTTGCAGAGAACCTTAAAACAGAAAGAAAATATAGAGAGTTTTTTAGACCAAATTATTGAACACACTGAATCACTTGAAAAAGCACATGGTTTAAAACCTAAAAAGTCATTAGAGTTGAAGAAAGAAAAAGAAAATGCTCACAAGATTAGTGTAGTTCAAATGATTCCGCATATCACCGAGATCCTTTTAAAGATGAATTTAGCTTTTTTGTGTAGTGATAAGAAGGGATCATTTATAACCTCTGACGCTCCTGCTTATTTATTTAATTCACATCTGCAGTGGCAGAATTTTTATGGCCCAGATTTAAAACAAAGGTATATTGAGGTTGTGATTCCTTTGTCTACGGAGGTAACGGTTATATTTAGTTGGGTAAATAATTTAAGAGGATATGTGCAAGTTGGTGCAGACAGGGTTCACGATTTAAATCGCATGCTTTTTGGCCGCTCTCATAAATATTTTATTGCAAATTCACCAAAAATCAAAAGAATGTGGTTTCGCCGATATCCATTAGATCCTATTTTTATATTAAGAATTATAAAGAAAAGAATTTTACCACAACTAAAATATAAATTAAGTAATTTTAAATATAATGTCAGAGGAAAAAGAAATTGAAAAAACAAGAAAATTAATTACTGAAAATAATTTTGACGAAGCTTCAAAAATATTATGGAAGCTCTATCAGTCAAAAAATTCAAAAATAAAGCTAGATTCAATTCTTGCTCTTTTGGTAGTGTTAGACCGTTCTACTGAAAATGAAACGTTGCTAGCGATAGCTGACGTAGGAATAAATTTATTTTCGAAAGATAGTAGTAATGGCACAAAAGTGTATTTGATGACTGAAAAGTGTAGTTTTTTGCTTACCAAATTAGGATTCATGTCTTATCGTCAGGCAAATCTAAAGCTATCTGCGAGTATATTTAAATGGATAAATTTTTCAACAGAGAGAGAAAAAAAAGAATTTGAAATCATAAATCAAAAAAAGAGTAGTATTGAGCTAGAGTTGCAGCACCTCGAGGAAGTAATATTAAATCACCTTGAAATTGATGACGACCATTATTCAAGGGGTAATATTTATATGAGATTGGGCGATTGTTATAATCAGAAATTATCTAATACGCAACTTGATGCAATGGTAGGTGGTAAAACTAGGAGTAAAATAGGAAATATTTATTTTATTAGAAGATGGAGACTGGATAAGTGGGTTGTATACAACAGTAAAGGGCGTAAAGAAATAAGAAATTTATGGCAAAAGTGTGTTCAGAATTTTGAAAGAGCAATATCTGAATTTGAATCTGGAAGCAATTATGTTGAGTTGGCTCATGCTTACTACAACTTGGCAGTAAAATATAAATTTGCTTTTCAATTTATAAAAGCTAAAAAGTGTTTAAAAAAATCATCTGAATTAGCAAAAGAATATAATGAAAGTCAGTTATTATCTAAGATTGAATTATTAAATCAAATGATAGCAAATAAAAACCAAGATGTAAGAAATTATGTTGAAGAATACGGTTTAGACATGCCTTAGAAATTAAAAAATTATGATAGGTGAAAAAGAATGGGAAGAATCACAAATTCAATGGTGGAAAGAAGATAAAGAAAGAGTTGTAAGTTTCTTTAGTCGTTTTAATATTGATTTAAACGAATTTTACGATGAAATTACTGACTTGAATTATAATGAGATGCAGATCATTGTTTATTTAATTAGTAAAATAGAAAAAGCAATTAAGATTTGTGATTTTTTAGATAAATTAGAAAAGAATGAGCATGATGATGTTGATGTTGTAAAAATATATATGTTAATTTCACATGCTGAGATCGCTATTAATAATTTTCAATGGCAAGGGGGAAAGAAAGAGATGGTTGAAAGATATTTTGAACCAGTGGTAAAAAAATTTGGATTAAATTATAAAGTTAGGCTTGGTTTAGGGGCAGTTGAAAAATATGGAAGTATGTCATGTTCTGAGATTTTCTATAAAATTAGATGCGAATATACCCATGAAGGCAATTATACAGGTAAAATATTTAAAAACAAAAATGACGATGCCTTTTTGTATAATATATTTGGATTTACTATAAAAGGAGAGTATGTAACCGGAGAATGCAATCTTACATATGAATCTTTTTTAAATATTTTTATGGATGCGTTAGTCGAAAATATAAAATTATTTATTTTAAAAAAATAAAATTAGAATAATAGAATATCTTAAAAATATGGGAATTGCATATAAAAATTTTTGGAGTTTGAATACTGATGAAGCGGTTGTTTCTGGAATTTTAAGAGGAAATACTAACAAGGATATTGAAGTTCTTATGCCGATGAATGCTCAAATGAAAGATGTCGATTTAGTATTGATGAATGTAAAAAATAAAAAATCAATAACTATTCAAGTTAAAGGTAGCAGGGCTTATGAGCCAAAACCAAGGGAGGTAAAAAAATATGGAGCTGGGTCTGCTGGTTGGTTTTTCTTTCTTGAAAAAGTTGTAGGCAAAGCAACAGCTGATTATTTTGTTTTTCTAATTTATGTATTAGAAGAGGACAACAAAAAGGGTAGAAGAATAATTGAACCCCATGTCATAATAATTCCAACCTTAGATTTACAGGAAAAATCTAAAAAATATAAAAGTACACATGGAGATGGCCGGTATAGTTATAAGATTTGGATTAACCCTGAAACGAAAGAAGTGTTTGATTTTAGAGATCAAAAAATGGATTTAAGCAAATATTTAGATAAAGAGGGTTTTTTATTATTAAATAAAAATTTGTAAAACAAATGTTAACCGGAGAAATGTGCCAAGCACTGGCTATACCAACTGCATCTTCGATATCTTCCTTCGTATGGCAGATAATTTTTTATTTGTGGCCATGGAAGTGGTTGTTAGTAGTATTGGCTTTAGGCGTTTGGGTTGTTTATGAGCTTGCCACAAGGAATGGAACAGCCCATTTTAATTCTGCCAATGGTTTTTCTCCTGGTTTTAATTCTTTTGTAGGCAGTGGAACATTTCTAGGGCTTCAGACTATTTTATTATTAGGTTTTGAAAAAATATTTGGCGAGAGTGTTTATTGCATGACTTGGCCTTATATTATTCACTTTGTAGTATTTGCTTCGACCGGATTATTTCTTCATGCTATTGGCTTTTGGCCGGAGCTTAGGATATTTAATAATAGGGGAGGTGGCCGCAGTAAAAGTCGAAAAAGAAGGTATTAGAGCTTATGCTATGAAGGTACGTATTTGTCAAGTGGTATAAAATTAACCCCCTTTATAGTGTCCCATTTGTCCCATTTTAGTCATACCCACAAGCCGTTGGAAAGCACTCAGAAACTATCGGAAACCCCTTGAAAGTTGAGTTCTAAACCCGAACGGGGTGCGTTAAGAGATTTTACATCGTCAGATGTAGAAGATAGTGCGAATATTGGCGTCAATTTGGGTGTTCCATTAAGTATATCTTTATAGGTTGGCGTTTCTTCAAAGACAAGTCCGAATAAGGCTTGTTTTTTGATAGGATTGTCATTGTTTAATAGCAATTCAGCCGGGTGTTCCATAATTTTTTTAGCTTGTTTGATAAAACTTGATATATCGTATTCTGTTATTTCGACTTTATTTCTTTGTTGTTGAGCTGTTTTTATTTTCTCTTCTAAAGCATCAATTCTTTCTTCTAGTTTTTTAATCACAATTTTACTGCTTGTTATTTCAAGTTTATCCATTAAATTTGCTTGTTCTAGTTTTAGATCAGATACGTTCTGACTGACTTTAGCAGAGAAGTGAGCTAGCTCTTTTTGCCTTTCTTTGTATTTATTCATTAATGTAGCCTCAAAAGATTTAATCATTTCTGATTTAAATTTTAAAGACTGGATAAAGTTCTTAATATTATCTTCAAATTCTTGCTTACTTATACCTATGTATTTATGCTTTCTATTACAATGATATGTTGGGAATTTTTTGCCAGATTTTCCCTTAGGAGAACTGCCGAGAAATGGTTTTTTACATTCCGGGCAAAGTATAAATTTATAGGGAAATAGGGGATTATGTTTAGCTCTTTTGGCGGTTTGTTTATCTGGATAATAATCATATAGTATTTCGTATTCATCATCACCCAAGGGTTTTATAAATACTTTTCCTCTGTTTGCTTGATTGAAGACTTCAATGCTCACTAAACCCTCGTATTTAGCCTTTATAGGGCGGTATTTAGTCCATTTATGCACTAGTATGCCGCAATAGACAGGTTTTTGTATATCTTTCTGCATTTTCTTAATTGTGAGTAGGTTTCCACCGGAAGTTTTTAGTATTTTTTCTCCCATTTTATCCCACTTGTTATACATCTTAGTTTTAAATCCCATGGCATTTATTTTCTCGACTATCTCTTGATCTGAGTAGTTGCCAGAAGCTCTCATTGCAAAAATTTCACTCCAATATTTATATCTTCTCGGATCTTTAATTAATATACTTTTCTTTTTGTTAGCAGCTCGAATGTGTTGAATGTTAAAGCCATCAGGTGCAGGTCCTATATGATACCCTTCTTGAGTGAGCTCAATTTGTCTGCCAATGGTCCTTGTTAATAAATTTCTGACTTCTTGATTGCTGTAATCTGCCATAATTATTTCTGCTGAATTACTCGGGGAATATATAGACCAATCAAAGCCAAATCCTAAATGTTCTAAGGTATTCTTAGTTGGTTGTATAATCCCGGCACTATCTATTAGTTCCACTCCTTCTTCTCTTAACTGTGATTTTAAAATTTCATATGATTTGCTTCCTCCGCGAGTAAATCTGTCAATGCTCCTGATAATTAAATAATTTACTTCACCAGGATGTTCTTTGATATATTTCATTATTTCTCCATCAAAAATTGGCCTATAATCAGCTCTACCTGAAAATGGCTCTTTAAATACTTTGTTGTCAGGGACAATTTTTAATTGTCTTGTGTCTGCAATATTGCGACAGATCTTTTCTTGAGTATCTAGGCTTTCTCCTTGTTGTGCTTGAGTAGCTGTGCTGACGCGACAATATATTATGCAATTTTTTTCCATATGTTTATTTTTAAAAACAAAAAGGGCGCAGTAATACTACTTTGAACCCAACTATCAAGTGATAATTGAAGTAGACACTACGCCCTTTACGGACCACAATATAAAATATTATGGTAATAAAATCACTTGATAATGTTGGGTTCAATAGAATTTTATCATATTAACTTATTTTTTTAAAGTATTATTGTTATTTTTTTGCGCCAACCAAAAATCAAACAGAGTATCTGCCAATTCATCTTGTTGAATTCTTAAATTATCTATTTCTTCATCAGACATGTTATTAGCTTTTTCTCCTAAAATCAGTCTGAATTTCTCTATTGGGAGCATAAAAAAACCATAATTACTTATGGTTTCTATTTTTATATATAATTTTAAGTCTTTACATTTCTAATAAGCAGGTGCTTAAAAGTAACTATTCATGCTTCCTTCTTTCTTCTTTGTCTTTTTTAATTTTTTTCTTCATTTTGTTTATTATTATTGCTACATCAGAATATCCTATAGCTTTACTTTCTGAAAAAATGCGATTATAGATTGTAACTATTCTTTTATGTGAAATACCCCAGCCTTTCATTTTTCGTATTATTATATCTTTCCTTAAGTTTTTATATAGCTTTTGTCGTTCATAACTGTATCCATAAAATTTTTTTGATATATTTTTTATTTTTGGCCAGGCTCTTTCCACATCTTCTTTGGTGGTTTCAGGATATATTGGCAAATATAATACGTTTTCTCCGTAATCATTAATTTTTACTTCACATTTTATATCCACAAAACCTTCAAAATCTTTAGTGGGCCATGTGCCAAAGACAATAACCCAAATTAAAACTGATTGATAAATAGGGGAGAGATTATGTTTTGATCTCAGTTTGTATATATCTTTATCAAGCTCACTATTTTTTTCATCTAGAAAATTAAATTTCTTTTCTTTATCACTAATATCTATATTATATTTTTTCCTTATTTTTTTAATATCATTAGAAAAATCATCATCACTAAACAACAACACTATTCTAGTGAAGCATCTGTCTGTTAAATTTGGTTTTTTATTTTTATCCATCTTTTTAGTATATGATTACATTGTATCATTACCAAGATAATTTAAAAAATGAACACCCCTATAAATTGTGAATATTTAGGTTTCAATTTATTTGATTTATTGTTTAATATTAGTCAATAAATAGGAAAATAAGGAAACTCAAATTATCTTAAAAAAACCGCTTAATTTAAGCGATTTTTTTGTATGCGTGATTATGTATTTTTTTATACCATTCTTTCCAGTATTCTGGGAACTCCGTTCTCAAGAAGGATCGTATTTCGGCATGATTAACTTTTATTAAGTATTCATATAGCTCCCAAAACATCTTATATCCGTTTTTAGAGATTATAATATTGTCTTTGTCTTCTTTGATGGTGTTAGAAGATAATACCATTTTTAAAATGTGCAGATCTTTGAGGTGTAATAGAATAAAATCTTTATATATCGAATTATAATGGGCGCCCCAAGTGCATTCAATGAAATGAGATAAGTAGTCACCGATATTATATTTTATAGCTGTAGCAATTAGTCCAATTTTATCATCGTCATTGCCCCTGTAAGCATCTGCAATGGCTTTCCTGAGCTTTTCTTCGTCTTCGTTAAGTAATTTATCCAGCCCTTCAAAATTAAAGCCACAGAGAGGATTAGGGCAGGATTTATTAACAAAGGAAAGATCTAACGTATTATTACACCGAGGGCACTTTATATATTTGGGAGAAAATTGTGTTTTCATATAGTTGGTATTTTTATTATATTTCCAATCTCTTTATCCCTTAACCAGACATAAGAAATATCCCATGGGTCCAATTTATATTCTAACCAAGGGCATTCACGAGTTGGTCCGTTAACAAAATCAATAATACATATATCATCAAAATTATCATCCTTAGTTAATAGTTTTAGACCCAGAGCAGTTAATCTATTTACTAACAACTCTATATCATGAGGAGACATTACTCCGCCAATAATAATTAGATTATCATCATGCCAAACATTTTTTATTTTTTCTTCTTTGCAATACTTTAAAAATTTAGATAGATTATTTATCTTTTTTAAGCTATCTAATTTAGATATAGGGACTATGATATTGTGGTATTTAATTTGAACTGCCATGTTTTTTAATTAAAGTTTTTATTGCCCAAATAACCGATCTGATTATTTGCACGGGCATGTAGAAGAATAGAAAAGAGGTAAATAATATCCTTATTATGTTTATGTTAGCGTCATCTAAGAGTATATCGTAAAATTCCTTTAAACTACTTATATTTTTATCAGTTAAAATGATAAGGAAACCGAATATTAAGTGTCCTAATGCAAGAGATAAAAAGAGCACTAGCCATTCTCTGGCTATAAATTTTTTACTTGTCATATGTTTATTTATAATTATATTCACGGTAAATAAAAAAGGACAGTCAACCTGACTACCCATTGTTTACAAAATCCGAAGATCTTATTTATGGAGGTTAACTGCCCATTTCTGTCCATAAATAAGACAAAAGGATAGTAACCCCCTTCGGATTGTAATTTGTAAACTATTTGAGTAGTCAATTAAAATTTACCACTTATTTTGCGAAAAATCAACTTGATGACCTGATTTACAAAATGGTTTAAAAGAGTTAATATAAATATATAATTAACTAAACTCAGCATAATTATATTGGCATTAATATATTGAGACATTTTGAACCAATATGAAAATAGAAATTTATAGTTAAAATATGTCATCAAATACAACAAAATCGGTTGCCGGATTTACAATGAGCGGATCTCAAGATAATCAAATAGCTATTGACGCTGGTAGTTCTTTGATGTGTCAGTATTGTCATACTGATATCGAGGTGCAGCCAATCGTTTTTTTAAGAATAGACGAAACAAATGTAAAAGTTTTTTTAAAGTGTAAAAAATGTCAAGAAGGTTTTGTGGGCTCTTACAGTCGTGGTCCTGATTTTAGAACTTACTATCTTCAAAAAATAATTGGCGGTAATCCAAAATTTAATATTTTTAGCGTTAATATAAAGAAAATATCACCAAACTTTGTAAAAATTTATAATCAATCAGAGTGCGCCGAAAAAGAAAATCTAGAAGAAATCAGTGGGATGGGTTATCGCAAATCGTTGGAATTTTTAATAAAAGATTTTTTAGTGAAAAAGTTTTCAGAGAAAGAGGATGAAATAACAAATAAGTTTCTTGGTAATTGTATAAAAGACTATTTTGAGAATAAAAGAATACAAGAAATTGCCGAAAGGGCAACTTGGCTTGGTAACGATGAGACGCACTATACAAGAATTTGGGAGAACAAGGACGTGGAAGATCTTAAAAAGATGATTGATATTTTGGTCAATTATATTGATATGGAGTTGCTTACGGATAATTACTTAGACGATATGCCCAAAACAAAGAAATCTTAATTATAAAATTAAGTTTCTTTGGACAATTGCAGGGCGTCTAGTCTATTTACTTGATGCTCTAAAGGATATATTATTAAATATAAAATTTAATTAATAATAATATGGACGGCATTATTAATTCAATACAAGCTAAAAGAAAAAACCCCGTCCTCCTTCTGGACTTAAAGGAGATTACAAAACGTGATATTTTAACAATGCATAAAATATTATGTAATATTGAATTTGAAGCATTGGATGTAATATTGCAAACCCCTGGTGGAGATGCAGATGCCGCATATTTTTTAGCGAAACTATTAAAAAGTCGAGCAAAAATTGTTAATATTATTATTCCGTTATATGCTAAAAGTGCGGGCACACTTATGTGTCTCGGCGCTGACCATCTGCTTTTGACTGATTTATCCGAGCTAGGACCGCTAGATACTCAAATTCTTGAGCAACACGATGGAGGCGAAAGAAGAATGGTGTCAGCTTTAAATGGATTTAAGGCTTTAGAGCAAATACAAAAACATAATCTTGAGACTTTAGATATAGCTACTAAATTATTTCTTTCAAGGTGCCCGATGAAGGTCCCTGAAGCTATCCAGCTATCGATTGACTTTTCCTCTAAAACAAGCGGAACGCTTTACGCTCAGTTAGACCCTTCTAAAATCGGAGAATATGCTAGAGTTTTAGAAATTGGAGAAAGGTATGGCATAATGTTATTAACTAGATATTTACATTGGGATGAACAAAAAGCTACAATTGTAGTTTCAAAGCTGGTTAAGGAGTATCCTTCACATGGGTTTATTATTGATTATGATGAATTAAATAGCTTGGGGCTACCAGTTGAAAAAATTGATGATGATTTATTAGAGCCGATCTTAAATTTAAGAGAAATATTATTAGGAACCAGGCAGAGCACTATTCAGCTTTTTAATTTTGTGGAGCCGGCTAATCAGATGATTGCTACCTCGGAAGTAGCAGACAATACTATTACAAACACAACGGCAAATGTTTAATAAAAATAAATAACTATTAAAATATGTGGCAAGTTAATACATACACAAAAAAAAGCGAAGAGGATACTCAAATTTTAGATGAATATAATAGAGAAATATCTAACACGAGAGTGGTTGTTTCGGGCATCATTAGACAATCAAGAAAGTCTGAGTTTGAAAAAGAACCAGCAAGGAAAACTGAAAGTTGTTGCTATAATATTTAATGTAAAGTTTTGTGGTTTGTTGTATATAATTTGCGGAAATTTAAAAATAGGTCACTTAGACCTACTTTTGATATTCAAATCAATACAATATAGTTTAATTATTAACAATATTATACAAAGAAGCTTTCCATTGGGTTATTGTATTTTCAAGAGTGTTCCATTTAAATCCCTCTAAGCGTGCGTGTATGAAACACTGGAAAAGACCCGAATGCCGGGTCTTTTTTAGTTCTAAACCCGTAACCCTGTAATAGATCTTGTTGATAATTTGTATCTATTATTGTAATTATTAATTTGTTGTAGTATAATACAACAAAGTATGGTATAATTTTTTTATGAACGAAGATTCAAAAAAACTGGGAGAAAATCTCAAAAAATTTAGAATTCAGAAAAATATTACACAAACGGAGATCGCAAACACATTGGGCGTTGATCGATCTTTTGTTAGTAATATTGAGAATGGCAAAACTAATCCTACGCTTTCAACTATAGCTAGTTTGGCCAAGTCTTTAGATACTACAATTAACGAGCTTCTAAAATAATATGTCATCATCAATAACAAACATCGGAGATAATACGCTTTCACAAAATCTTAAAAGCATTTTGCCTAATTGTGATAGGATTGATGCTTTGGTTGGATATTTTTATTTTTCTGGCTTTCGTGATTTACATAATGAACTGAAAGATAAAAAAATTAGGATATTAGTTGGAATGGATATTGATAAACAGATTATTAAAAAAGTTTCTACCTTAAAGGATTTGAATCTTGATTCGCATACCACTGAAACTAAAATTTCTTCTAGATCTGGCGCAAAAGAAGATTATATCGAGAATTTCTCAAGAATTTTTAATGATACAGATTATTTTGATAATGATGAGTCTCAAAAAGCATTTGAAATATTTTTAGACAAGATTAAAGACGGAAGCCTGGAAATTAAAAAAACAGCACAAGCAAACCATTCCAAATTTTATATTCTTCATAATAAGCCGGAGCTTTCTACAAATGGAATTACTCCAGGAATTATTATTGAGGGTTCAAGTAATCTAACTTTTTCTGGGTTAAGGGGGCAGGGTGAACATAATCGTGTCCTAACAGAAAAACATTATTATGAAGACGATGTTGAAAGGTTCGAAGAGGACTGGAATAATCCAGAAAATATTGTAATTACTGACCTTGACTCAGCTGAAACATTTATAAAGGAAGTTAAAAATAAGATTTGGCTTTACGCTTTGCCCGATCCTCTTTTGATGTATTATAAAGTTCTTGATGAATATTTTTCTGTGACAGAAATGGAAGATATGAAGACCCCCAAGCATATTACGGGGGGTAAATTTTCTGATCTTAAATATCAAAAAGATGCAATTAATCTTGGCATTGATCGTATTAAAAAATTTGGTGGTGTAATTATTGCTGATGTAGTAGGTTTGGGTAAAAGTATAATTGCCTCAGCCATTGCTCATAATTTAGAATATAAGACTATTATTATTGCGCCTCCTCATCTTGAGAATCAGTGGAAAGATTATATGTCAGAGTTTAATTTTAAGGGATTTGTATATTCAACTGGAAAAATTGAAGAAGCTTTGCAACGCCATGGTGATGATGGCGGGAAATTATTAATCATTCTAGATGAGGCTCACAAACATAGAAATGAAGATACTGATAATTATAAGTCACTTCATAGACTTTGTGCTGGTAATTTTGTTATAGCTTTATCTGCAACTCCTTTTAATAATGACCCAAAAGACATATATGCTTTAATCAAGTTATTTAGCACTCCTGGACAATCGACAATTAGAACAGTTGAAAATTTAAGCATGTCTTTTCATGCTCTCTTTAAGCGTTATAAAGCTGTTCGTAGAGATTTAAGAAAAAATGCAGATAATTCTGACAACTCTGAAATTAAAGTAGAGCTCCGTTCTATCGCTGATGAGTTACGAAAAATGATAGAACCTCTAATCATTAGAAGATCTCGGCTTGATTTAGATGAGATTGAGGAGTATAGGGAAGATCTTGAGACGCAGGGGGTTGCCTTCGCAAAAGTTAAAGATCCTCAACTTTTAGAGTATGATCTTGGTAATATGTTCGATCTCTACGTAGAAACTCTTGAGAAAATTGCCCCTGAAGATAAAAGTACTAGTTTTATTGGTGCGAGATATAAGCCAGCCTCTTATATTAATGAGGGTTCAAAATTTCTTGAAAAATTAATTGAACAAGATGACGAAGAGGGGATGTCTGCTGAAGAAAAATTACAACGTATTAAACAAGGACAGAGCAATCTTGCTCGCTTCATGAGAAGACTTCTTGTTCGTCGCTTCGAAAGTTCCATTGGAGCCTTTAAGAGTTCTCTAAAAAACATGATCACTTCTTCTGAAACCATGCTTGATTGGTATGAAAATCGCAAAGAAGTGCCAATATTTAAAAAGGGAATCTTACCTGAAGTTGAATATTTAAATGATCTTGATGAAAAGGAATTGGAAGACGTTATGAATAAGTTTGAAGATAAGGGCCTTATCAGAATTCCTTTAAGCGAATTACAACCTCAATTTGGTGACCATTTAAGGCAGGACATAGCTTTACTTAAAGAGATTGATTCTGATTGGTCAGATAAAGTTAATGATCCTAAGTATGAATTTTTTAAGCAGAAAGTTCTTGGTTCACTTGCGGAAAACCCTAATAGAAAAATTGTGGTATTTACAGAATTTTCGGATACAGCAAACTATGTCTTCCAAAAGCTACAAAGAGATGGATTAACTCGCGCTTTTAAATATAGCTCAGAAGACTCTTCTGATGAAAATAAAAGAATAATTAGAGTTAATTTTGACGCAGGACTTGAAGAATCAAAACAGGAAAATGACTTTGATATTATTATTGCGACTGATGCAATTTCTGAAGGTTTTAATCTACACAGAGCTGGAGCGATTATTAATTATGACATCCCGTATAACCCAACACGTGTAATTCAACGCGTTGGCCGTATTAATCGTATTAATAGAAAGGTGTTTGATGAATTGTATATTTATAATTTTTTCCCAACTTTAACTGGTGAGGCAGAAACGCGAACAAAAGCAATCTCAACTTTAAAAATGGATTTAATTCACACGCTTTTAGGTGAAGATACTAAAACTTTGACATCGGAAGAGGATCTACAAAATTACTTTGCGAAACAGTATAAAGAGGAGAATAGCAAGAACGAAAGTCTGTCGTGGGATGCTCAATATAGGAATACTTGGTTAAAAATCAAAGATGACAAAAAAATCATGGAGCAGATTTCTCACATTCCTCATAGATCAAGAATTGCTAGAAGAATTAAAGATGTAAATGGTGTGGTGGCTTTTGCCAAGAAGAGTGGTAATTATGTTTTTGCATTTGGAAATACTCCAGAAACCGTTGAAATTGTATCACCTAAGGTTGGCCTACCTTTATTTAATAATGTTATTGATTTAGAAAGGCCGTCTCAGACAACGGTAAATTTTGATCCTATTTATAAAATGGCAAAGGAGAGTATTTTTAAGGATAATACCAAGGTGCCGGTAGATGGCGGACGAAAACAGGATGCATTAAACAGAGTTAAATTGCTTAGTGAATTATTTCCTCAAGCAAAAGACTTATGTTTAGATATAATTAGGGCCATTAAAGATCTTGATGCTTTGCCAAATGGAGTTCTTAAAGAAATAGCCAAGTTTCGTATTAATAAAACTGATCCAGAAAAGGCATATCTCGCGCTAAAAGATCTTGTTCCTAGTAAATATTTGGAAAAAATTTTTGAAACAGCAGATAGGGCAAATGATGAAGGTCAGCTAATCGTTTTATCTGAAGAATTAATTGCATTATGAAATTAAATGAAAAATACAATTCAGACTCCTTTATAGGCTTTATTAAAGATTTTCTTCCTGAGGATCTGGTTCTTCGAGAGGAAGATGTGGTAATTAATAAGGATAGATATAAAGAAATTACTAAAGCAAAAACTTTAGGTTTTTGCGAATCATTAGATCTTCATGTTTTAGAAATGGATCATACTCACGATAAAGATCCACGAGTCGCTATTGCTACCGATGCTTTTAAAATTCTTGCAGATCATTGGATTCATAAAGCTTTAGTTATTTTTAAAAATAATGATTCTGATAATTATCGTTTTTCATATCTTACAATTACACTTGATTTGAATGATAAAAATAAAGTAATTAAGAAATATTCCAATGCACGACGTTGTTCTTTTTACTTAGGAACTAATGCTAAAGTTAGAACTCCCGAGCAGCAACTCATAAAGAAAGGTAAAATTAAAGATGAAGAAGACTTATTAAATAGATTTTCAGTTGAGGTTGTTAATAAGCAATTTTATCTTGAAGTTGCGAAATTCTTTGATGAATTAGTATCAATAGAAGATCAGAATCTCATTCTTCCTGGTGTATCAGAAACAGATATAAATACTCGAAAGAGTTTTGCGGTTCGACTCATTGGTCGTTTAATGTTCTGTTGGTTTTTAAAACAAAAAAAATCTAGTAATGGACAACTTATTCCAGATGAAATTCTATCTTCTAAGGTTGTTGTTGATAATTATTATCATGATATGCTTGAGCCATTATTCTTCAGTGTTTTAAACACGAATATTGATGCTAGAGATGTCAGAAACGAATTATTTGATAAAGTTCCATATCTTAATGGTGGCTTATTTAATCCTCAAACTGAAGATTATTATGAATTAAATAAAGAGACCTTTACTTCAAGTTATGAAAATGCACTAAAAATAAGTGATAAATGGTTTAAGGAATTTTTTGAACTTCTTGAAACTTATAATTTTACTATTGATGAAAATACTGTATTTGATCAGGAGCTTTCAGTTGATCCTGAAATGCTTGGTCGTATTTTTGAAAATTTACTTGCTGAAATTAATCCAGAAACAGGGAGTAGCGAACGTAAGAGAACGGGAAGTTTTTATACCCCAAGACAAATTGTTGAATATATGGTTGATCAATCCTTGGTTGAACATTTTAAAACTAAAACAAATATAGAAGATAAAAAACTTGAAGCACTGGTAAGTTATGACCTTGCTGATGATCTTGAATTTCCGTTAGACCAAGAGGATAAAAATCAAATTATTAATGCCATTGAGTCTCTTAAAATTTTAGATCCCGCCTGTGGATCAGGAGCCTATCCGATTGGGGCGCTTCAAAAGATTGTTTATATTCTTCAACAAGTTGATCCTGATTGTACGTTATGGCTTGAGAAAAAGCTAAAAGGCGTGCCAGACTTATATAAACAAAAAATAATTAATGAGGTAAAACAGAATCCATTTGATTATACAAGAAAGTTAGATGTAATAAAAAATTCCATATTCGGGGTTGATATACAACCGATTGCTGTTGATGTATCCCGTTTAAGATGTTTTCTAACGCTAGTTGTTGAAGCTGAGATTGATGACATAAAACCAAATAGGGGAATTGAGCCACTTCCAAATTTAGACTTTAAATTTGTGTGCGCAAACACCCTTATTCCTTTGCCTAAATCAAACAATATGGGCTTGTTTGATGATCACTCTGGCATTTCTGTGCTTTCAAAGATAATGTCTGAATATTTCTCGTGCAATAGTCACATGAAGAATGAATTAAAAATGAGGTTTACTAATGCGCAAAAAGAAATTCTTGAAAAAAATGTTTCTGCTTTTGGCAAAAACACAGGGGAGCTTACTTTAAAACTTACAAAATGGAATCCGTTTAGTAATCATTCTAATTCTTGGTTTGACCCAGAATGGATGTTTGGATTAGAAGATAAATTTGACATTGTTATTGGTAATCCACCATATGTTGACTCAGAAACAATGGTTAAATGTGATCAAGAAACAAGAGATTTGTACACTTCTTTGTATGAAACCGCGGTTGGTAATTGGGATTTATTCATTGTATTTATTGAGCAGGGGATTAGCTTTTTAAATGATAAAGGAAGTTTGTCATTGATAGTCCCAAATAAATTAATTGCTGCAAAATACTCAGAATCAATTCGCTCTTATATGCAAACAAAAAATATAAAGTATATAAGAGACTATTCCAGTGTTAATGTATTTAAAGAGGCTAGTGTTTACCCTGTTGTATTTCAGATATCAAATTTTTTAGAAGATAATTCTAATGTTGTTTTGACGAAAATGAGTAATATTGAAGAGCCAGAAATTATTAATAGTATCCCACATTCATTGTTCTATTCTGATGTTTACTGGGATAGGTATTTTATCGAACCAAAGTCGCTTGAGCTGATTGTTAAAATATCACAAAATAAAAAACTAGGTGAAATAAATAATCTTGTGCTTGGTGCCGCTACCGTTAATGAGGCCTATAAGCTAAAGGAGATTGTTTGTGAATTAGAGGATGTTTATGAGCACGATTTTAAAAAATTAATAAATTCAGGAACAATTGATCCATATACTTCTTTATGGGGACAGAAAAAAACTCAGTATATAAAATCTTCATATGTTAAACCAGTTGTAAAGAATGTTGACCTTTGTGAATTATTATCAAGAAGATTTAATCAATCAGATAATAAAAAATTAATTATTGCAGGAATGTCAAAAAGGATTGAGGTCTTTTATGATTTAGGTGAATATATTGCAGGCAAGTCAACCACTATTATTTTGGACAATGGAAAAATTGATCTTGTTTATCTTCTGGGCGTACTTAATTCAAAAATTATTTCTTATTGGTATCAGATATACTTTAGTTCACTTTCGCTTGCTGGAGGATACTTAAGAATTAGTAATAATGAGATAAAAAAAATTCCCATAGTGATGCCAGATAAAGAGTCTGAAGAAAAAATAATCAACCTTGCTAATAAAATTCAAAAAATTAAACTTAATAATTCTATAGACACTTCTGCGCTCGAAAAAGAGATTGATGAAATAATTATGGATTTATACGGATTAAATGAGGAAGAAAAAGAGATTGTTAGAAAATTTTAATTTTACTTATTTTTTATTATTATTTTTCCTTCCAAAAGTATAAAATTAGTTTTTAAACTTTTAAGCAATTCTCTTTTTTCTTCTTTTGAACCTTCTTTTAAGATATGTTTTGTGTAAGATTTTAAATCTATTTTTGAATCGTCAGGGTGACTATTCATTTTTCCTCCAAATACTGCTTGCGACAATCTATTAAATCTTTCAACCTCCTCATGGACTGATTCCATGAGTATTTTATTATTGAAATTTATTTGATCCATAGATTGCACTATTTGATGTACTAGGTCAGCTTCACGTATATAAGGTTCTTTGCAATATTTATCAGCGAACTTTGTGCAGTGATAATATGTATATTTATGCATATCACCATCTTTGTTTCTTTTTATTTTTTCTTCTGCTGTTACGCCACTTCCACATCTTCCACATTTTATTAATCTTGTAAATTCAAATTCATGGACGCCATATTTTTTTGGAGCCGAGATTAAATTATCTCTAGCTCTTTCAAATAAATCTTTAGTTATAATTGACTCGTGACTTCCTTGATACCAGTTTCCCGACCCCTTAGGAAATTCAAACTCACCATAATAAAAAGTTGTCTCGAGTATTCGATATAATCCACTCAATGTAAGATTTTTACCTGTTCTGGTTGTAAACTTTAATTCATCCATTAGCCAGTTGTACACTTGTTTTCCGCTCCATAAGCTATAAGCAACTTTTTCAAATATTTCACGTATAATAGGGGCTCTTTCTGAGTCTATTAATATCCGACTTTTTCCTCTAACTGATAACATTTCGTTATAATATCCAAGTGGGCAATGTCCTGGTCTAACCCCCATATCGCATCTAGCTTTAAGTCCTCGTTTTACATTTATTCCTTTATTATCATTTTCAAGCTTTGCTTGTGAACAGAGAATCATAAGAAGAAATTTTTCATTAGGAGAGTTTTTAAAGACTTGTCCGTGAGTTCTAATTTCTTTCAATACTCCCTGATCCATTAAATCTACTACTGATCCCAGGTCTCTCGCATTACGACTGACTCTATCTGGCGCCCAGGTAAGTATAGCATCAAATTTTTCATTTTTTATTTCCTGAAGAAGCTCATTGAATATGGGTCGATTGCCAGAATCTTTTGCTGAGTGAGATTCTTTTTTAGTCTCGGCTATATACAACCCTTCACGATTTGCTTGTTCAAGCATTTCTTTGATTTGTGAATCGATGGAAAGAGCTTGTCTTTCGTCCTCTTCTGAAGACTTTCTGGCATACAAACAATAGCGCAATGGGGCCACTGGTTCTATTGAATTTGTCCTAATTTGACCGTAGAATCCTTTTGGCCTTGCGGTTTCTGTGTTTTTGTCCATATAGTTTTATTACTTTACTAGTACATTAATGACGCAACCCACAAGGGTAGTCCAGACCTTTGAAGTAGGTAAACTGTTGGTAACTTTTGCTTTATTTTTAGTTATATTTATGTTATTTTAATAATATATTAACAAAGTGATATTTGCTGTTATAAAATTTATGTTAAAAAACAGTATTCAAAAAACATATTTAAAAATTAAAGATAAATGGTGGTTTTTTTTCTTTACTTTTATTCTTTTTTATATTTTTACTAGATTATTGGATAATATTAAAATTAGTGATATTAGTGATGTAAGCTTTTTTGGCGTTAAGGCATTGTCAATCCCGCTGCGCAAAGCTGGTGAGTTGTTTTTGGGCTTATTGAAAATTAATATTAACCTAGCAAGTGTTTTATTAGGTTTAGTATCTTCTGTCTTGTTAATAAGAGTTTATAAAAAATATTTCATTTTTAGAAAAAGAAAATTGAGAATAATAGATGCTTGGTATGGCACAGGAATCAATAGAATTAATATAACCAGAGAACTTAACAATTCTATTTTTGATAATAAGTTAAAAATAGTTCTCTCAAATAATATTGCTGGCGATCCATTGTTTGGAAAAGAAAAAGAAGGGTTGGTAAAATATGTTTTTAATAAGCAGGAATTTGAAAAAAAATATAAGGAAAATGAAATAATTGATTTACCATAAATTTTATAAATTAATTATTTCATTATAGTATTATAGAAAAACGAGAGAAATCTCGTTTTTTATTGTAGGTAAACTGTTGGTAACTAAACTTTACTTTTAGGTGTTTTTGAGCTATATTTTAAATAGCGAAACCACATTTAAATATTCGTGAGACCAAGTCTTTTATTAAGGCTTATTTTCTCTATTTGTGTACAGGAACGGACATTCCGACCGAACACAAATAGGGTCCTCACGGATACCATGTGTGGTTTCGCGACCAGGTCGGGTGTCCGTTTTTGTATTTACGGACATTTGATATTTATAAACTAAGTTTAAAAAACTATGTCCGAACAAATCAAAAAAAACTGGTTTAAAAAGCATCCAGTTTGGTCAGTTCTAATAGGATTATTTGTCCTATTTATGTTAATCGGTATTTTTGCCGAATCACCTGAAGAAAAACAGGTAAACCAAAATCAAGCCACTCCTCAAAATGAGGCAGTAGTAAAGAATGAGAACATTGGAAAAATCGTTAAGCTGAATTCCTGCGAGCTTGAACCAGAAAACGCCGATTACTGGCAAGGCAAAGAAGTTAATTTTTGGAGCACTACAAAACGTGACTCAGTCGCTTTCAAACTTCCAGCTTGCGATAATGTTGAGCTGGAGATTATAGACTACGCCAATGAAGATGGGAATGAATCATTTAAGGTTAAGAGCGACAATCAAGAGGGTTGGATTTCTAAAATTCAGTTGATGAAATAGATTAATCATCTTCTTCGGGGTCTACATCAATAGGCTTTGGCGCTACATCACCGTGAATCTTAGGGTTATAAGTTTCGATTATAAGGCTGACTGGTTGGATTCCATCATTTGGTAATATTGGTTTCCTCTCTCTGTAAGTCTTATGATTGTGTCTAAGCCAGTACATAATAGCTGGCATATTGTTATTGTGGATTCCTGCTATTAATTTTGACTCTGCCATATCGTTGATAAGAGATTTGCCTTTGTACAAAGATTCAGTTAGTTGATTATCAAATTCCAGATCTTCATTACGCCAACGATAAACAGTACTTCTAGCAATACCAATTTTTTCACAAGCGATCTGAACTATTGGAATTTTCTTAAGCTGTTCAATTAACAATTCCTTTTGTTTTTCCTGCCGGGCGATTACCCGGCAGTTGTTTTCTTTTTTAACTATTTTTTTACTCATATCTTTTTAGCTTTTACTCCAGTTAATTTCTCAAAACGATCTATTATTGTCTGACAATATTCTGGATCTAGCTCAGCCATTAGACAACGTCTTTTTGTTTGCTCTGACGCAATAAGCAACGATCCTGAGCCTCCGAAAGGGTCATAGACAAAGTCACCGACATTTGTACAATTAAGGATTATCTTGCGGAGCAGGGAAATTGGTTTCATTGTTGGGTGTAGTGTGCTTTTATTCGGCTTTGGAGCAAATAATACGCTTTTGTCTTTAGCTTTCATAAATTCATGAGTGCCTTTCCATCCGTAAGCGATAAGCTCGTGTTGAGGTAGATAGTCTTTGCGACCGACCACCGCATGACTTTTTATCCAAATTAAAAGTTGGGAAAAATATAATCCCGCATCTACCATTCCTTGCCTTAGGGCAAATATCATTTTGTCGCAGTTGAAGATGTAGATGGAATTCTTTCTTTCAAGATGCGGGATAACACAATCCAACCAATCTTTAGTAAATTTTCTGTAGTCATCCTCACTTCGAAATTGATCGCCGATTATGTCTTTAGGTTTAGCAATTGTTTGCTTAAAACCTTTTTTGCTATCTACATAATTTACGGCATAGGGCGGGTCGCTTATTATTGCCTTAATCTTATTATTTCCGATGAGTTTACTCATCATGTTTTTATCCTTGGCATCACCACATAATAGGAGGTGATTTCCGAGTTCAAATAAGTCTCCATATTTAATTAAGTTTTTTGGCTTTGATGTTTGCATATTTTTCAAATCGATTAATTGTTAGCTGGCAGAAGATAGGATTTATTTCTACCGTAAAGCACCTGCGTCTTAGTTGCTCGCAAGATATTAGTGTTGATCCTGATCCTGCGAATAGATCTAGGACTACATCATTGACCTTAGTACATCGCCTAAGAGCTTTTTCATGGAGAGTTGGGCTCTTTTCAGTCGGATGCTCATATTGAGTGGCGGGAAGGCGTTTAACAAGCCAGATATCAAACATATCTAAAATATCATCTATAGTTCTATTTCCATTCTCAATTTCTTTGTTGAGAATTTCATTCAAGTTTTTAATTTCTGAGAGATATGGTCTTCCTATCGTGCCATAAATGATAGATTCGTAGCATTTATTGAATGCTATTTTAGGGGTCAAGGAAAAACCGTTCTTAATCCAGAGACAGGTTCTTTTATATTCAATCTTTAGTTCTTTGTATAAATCTTGAAGCATTCCGACATAGCGTTGATCACAATAGTTAAATATATGAGCGTCCTTATGACAGGCGTTTATACTATTTACAATTGTTTTTCTAAGGAACTCTTTAAACTCCGCATCGCTTTTATTATCATCTATATCACCACCGTAATTACTCTTGCCTCCAACTCCCTTGGAGTAATTTAGATTAATGTTATAAGGACTGTCACTGTAGGCCATGTTGGCTTTTTCTTTTCCCATTAAACGTTTAACGGTTTCGGGTTTGGTCGAATCTCCGCAAAGTAGGACATGATTTCCGAGTTGAAACATGTCACCAAGTTTTATATCTGTTTTCTTTATCTTGGCAACTTCTTTTTCTACATTAAAGTTATCATTCTCAGTTTCCAGACATTCGTCCCAAATATTTGAAAGGTCGTTTTCATCGAACCCCGTTTCGAGAAGCATTTCCACATCAAATTGTTTTAACAACTCGAAATCCCACTCACCTTGAGCTTTGTTCATTAATAGATTGAGCTCTTTTTCTTTATTAAGAGGAAGACTGACGAAAACCACAGGAACTTCTTTGTAACCAATTTTTTGAGCCACCTTCATTCGTTGATGGCCTGATATAATAATATTTTCACGACCTTTGAATCTGTTGACGATAATTGGATCAAGAAGCTTATATGTTTTGATGCTCTTGGTAAGTGTTTCTTCTTGTTTGGCAGTTAATCTTCTGGGATTATATTCTGCGGGTTTGAGCAGGGAAATAGATACCTGCTCAATTTTTAAGTTGTCTTTAGACATATTGTTATGTTTATTTAATTAATATTGTTGATGCCGGATATTCTTAGATACATTTCGACATCTTTAGCGTGTCCTTTAGAGCACGCCTTTGTATATAGTCCGCCTATTACATCCGGAACATGATCAATCATCCATTTCTTCATCGCCTTTTGAAGCAATGGCAAGAATGCATCATGATTTTTCCAGTTAGTAATAGTGTCTTCGCAGACCCCAATTTTTTTGGCAAAGCCTTTTTGATCTCTCGGATTCCGGAATTTTTTCGGCACAGCATACCATTCGATAAACTGAATAAACTCGGGCATTCTTTGCACGTTGGTAATTATTTGGAAATCCGATTGAATCGGAATTATGTTTTGTGTTTTCTGCATATGTTTCAATTTAGTAAATAAAAAAGCTAAAAACTACATGGCAAAAGGAACAATCATTCCTTTTGTTTGGCATAAAGCCTCGCCATAAAGTTTTTAGCATTTTTGGGGTAAGTCCTTATTTTCACTCTCGAACATTACCTGTGCTTTTGTTGGTTTTTGGTTTAAATCATAATAGTTGTGCCGTTCTTAAATAATAAGTTCGGTCTTGTTAATTATTAAATATTATATAACCCCGCAAGCAGGATTGCTTTTTACTCTAAATTGTTTTTCCTTGGATAGTCTTTGCTGTTGATTGGCTTCGTAGTGGAAATATAAATTGACACCGTTGTTTTTTGACCAGCAATCACGTCTTTCGTGGTTAGGAATTCTTTCTTTTAGATTTTCCGTTTCGCCTACATCAACGATGGTGCCTTGCGAGTTGGTAATAAGATAAATACCGGCAACAGCCTTGAAGGAGATATTGACGGAGAAGGGTCCGTAGAAAGTATAACCCTCATAAGTAATGGTTTGTTCGTTCAT